CACGAAGTGGTGACCGATGCCAAAAGCCAGGACATCGCCTACCAGCCTTCCATGGACATCAGCAAGCTGAACGTTGCTCTCCTGCTGGACAAGCTGGACACCGAGGAGGCCAAGAACGAGGTTTTGAAAAGTGTCGGCACCAACAACTTCCGCGCCTGCCTTGACCGGGCCCTGCGGGAGCAGAAAGACCGGAAAACGATGAACGCCATCCGGGAGGTGGTTGCATCTTATGCAACTAAGGCCGACAGCAAAGCGGCTATGCCGGAAAACTGCCTGTTCTATGCCAGCTACGGCTCATGGTCGGGAACCGTCGAAGCTCCGGCTGATGCCGGAGAACACGCCTACTGGTACACGGAGAGCGGCTACGGCATCACTGTCTACCGCGAACGCACCGAAGAAGACGAGCCCGCCGAGAAGACCCCGGAGCAGCTTGCGCGGGAGGCCAAAATCGAAGAATATCGCGAGAAGTGCCGCGTCATTGAGGAGGACGAAGAATCCGCCTACCGTCTGCGGTTGAATTACCTCAAAGAGTACGGATTCCCCAAAAAGGCCGCCGAGACCGTCGCCCTTGCAGCCTGCCGCATGATGATCTTGAACCCCGATGCGCTGGGCGATATGGACGAGGACACCATCGAGGCCGTCTATGGTGATGGCATCTACAATGACGAGCATGATCTCGATACGGCTGTGCTGATGGAAAATGCGCAGGTAAATCCCATGAAGATGCTCATGGTGCTGCTGTTCGCTTTGACAGAGCCTGTGAATCACCGGGTGCACGATACCGAGTGGCTTGGCGGGTTCTACAAGTGCATCAAGGATGATGAATCCGTCTACCGGGGCATTTATTCTGCACTGGACGGCATCGGCTATGAAATTTCCGATATGGAAAAATCCCTGCTGGACGGTACGCACCCGTCCTATGAAGGCGCAGAGGAGGAATCGTGATGCCTGTTGTTTCGAGCCTCGACCACTTACCCACGGACGGAGAGTTCTACTCAAACAACTGCGTAGACGGCCACTGCATCGGCTGCGGTGAGTGCTGCACCGACCTGCTGCCCACTACCCGGCGTGAGATCGTCCGCCTGCGGGATTATGCCAAGAAGCACCAGCTGAAGGAGCACCGGCTGCCAGCGGGCGCTGCAATGGAAAGCGTGGATCTGACTTGCCCGTTCCGCAATGAGACGACCAAGCGCTGCGAGGTCTACCCGGTACGGCCACTGATCTGCAGGGCGTTTATCTGCTCCCGTACGCTGCAAGCAGCCCGGAAAACGCGGGATCTCGTCCAAAGTGACCGCGACATCCACTCCCTGCGGTGGGAGATATTCAAGAACCCGGAGAGCATCGCTCTGATACAGGCGGCACAGAGGGCTGCAACGAAAAAATGACATACATACCGAAAGGCACAAAACGCCATTGGACAGCTGAAGAAGAATCCCTCCTTGCTGAAAGCTGGGGTGTTTGCGGGATACCTGCTCTCGCCAAAAAGCTGAACCGCAGCCAACAGGCTATAAAGATACGCGCATCGCGGCTGCACCTTGGACCACTGCTGATGGGCGGTGATTATGTGACGCTGAATCAACTGGTCACAGCTTTTAATCGCACAGGCTCGTATAGTTACAAAATGATAAGCTGGGTTGAAAACCGTGGGCTGCCGGTTCACAACAAGCGGGTGCAGCAGAACACATTCCGCGTGGTCTATCTCAAAGAGTTTTGGACATGGGCCGAGAAAAACCGTTCATTTCTGGATTTCTCCAAGTTGGAACCGCTGGCGTTCGGTGAAGAACCCGCATGGGTGGCCAAGCAGCGAAAGCGAGATTTCAAAGCCTGCTCCCTCCAGCGGAAAGACCCGTGGACTCCCGCCGAGGATGCCAAGCTGCGGATGCTGCTGGAACAGTACAAATACACCTACGAGCAAATGTCTGATATGCTGCGGAGCTCTCCCGGTGCCATCCAGCGGCGCTGCGCAGACCTCGGGATGAAAGCCCGCCCGGTGCGCATCAACCCGCATGGCCTGGAGGCGGTCTGGCACCAAGAAGACTACGACAGGCTGGCCGAGGGTATCAAGAGCGGCGAAAGCTATATGTCCATCAGCAAAGCACTTGGCAAGTCCGAAAAGGCCATTCGCGGAAAAGTCTACTATTGCTACCTCACCGAGAACGCCGACAAGGTTCGCGCCATGATGGCGGGCGGCAACTGGGGCGATGGCGCCCCAGAGCCTACCGTCTGGCAGGCAAGGCTACTTTCCCGCAGCCGGGCCGAAATGCAGACTACCATGACGATGCTGGTAGAGGCTCTGACCTGCCGCATCCGGCAGGTCGGTTACGATCCGGCACTGGAAGACCATTGGAACCAATACTGGCAGCGCACGACATGCCTGCATTGGGATGACCTGAAGCACTGTACGGCTGGCTGCACCGATTGCGACAGCTGCGCCGAGTACAAGAAAATCCCGCCGCAGTATTGCGCCCGATGCGGGGCTACATTCTACGAGCGCAAAGAAAACACATTCTGCCTGCAATGCCGTTTTGACAGGAAAAAGCAGGCACAGCGGCACTGGTGCCGCGTAAATGCAAAACGAGGAGAAAGACCGTGAAAAGGAAACATGACCTTTTGAAAGAAAAAAGCAAGACCCGCGATGCGGTGGGCCAGATTTCCAGCTGGTGTCTGCTGATTGCCCTGCATCAGCGGTTTGGTGTCGGTGCTGACCGCATGGAGCGTATCGCCGGGGAGGCCGAAAAGTTACAAAAAGAAATCGCCGCCATCATTGACGAACACGGCACGGCTGCCGGTATCGCGGAAATGCAGCGCCGCTTAGATGGCATCTGCCTCACTGAAATGCGGGTGCCGCTGAACCGCAACACAAAAAATCGCCGCGAGGTAGAGCTCCGTATGGCTGCCGACCAGACTGTGACCGCGATGTGGTGCTGCTTCGCCCTTGCGATCCATCAGACGCTTGGCTTTGGCCGTGACCGCCTGAACAGGCTGCACAAGGAAACTGTGGAGAACTACCGCCAGTTCAATGAATGGAATGGCAGCGGCAGCCGTGATGAACAGCAGTACGCTTTTGAAAGGCTGCGTCATTGCGCAGAGCAAGCACTGCGGTCAGAGGTCGTCATTGTACAGGAAAATGACGATTACGACAGCCGCGCCCGCCTGTGGGAACAGCAGCTTGAGGATTCCATCAAGGCCGGTGTCCACAAGGCCAAGGTCGAAACCAAGCGCAAAGCCTGCGTCAACGCGCTTGCTACCAATGTTCTCTCTGATGCCGCCCGCCAGCAGGCAGCGCTGAAAGTGCAACAAGACTTTTTTGGAGGTGGGTATCGGTGATTCTTGAAATTTTGACCGCCTTCTTGAAGATGGCACTTACCTTTGCGGTTCTCTGCATCGTGGCGGGTGCTGCGGCCTTTGCTGGCGGCATTGTGGCACTGGCCGTGGCCCTTCTGCACCGACTGGCGGATGAAATCGACAAGCGGCGTGGCCGCAGATAGGAGACGCTGAAATGAAAATCAATGACCTTGGTTTCGATAATCTCAACAGTTGCTGCAAGCCGCTGGAACGGCCCAGCAAAGAACTGGTTCGGCAACTGGATATTCTGGCCGTGGAGCGCCGCCCGGAGGCTTGCCTCGGCTGCGGGATGGAGCATGACTGTTCTGCCCACGGATGCGCCGTCATCAACAAGGCGGCTGACCTTTTGCGAGGTGATGTGAAATGATGGTTTTTAACTGCAAGGCTTGCGGAAAGCCGATTGTGTTTATTACCACCGTGGCCGGGAAAAAGATGCCCTGTGACGCGATGGTGCGGGCCTACGAGCCAGACGCGGACGGCCCGGACACCATTATCACCAAGGACGGCCAGACGGTGCGTGGGCGCGTCTTAGCGCCTACTGCAGACAGCGGCAAGCTGGGGCGTATTCCGCACTGGGCAAGTTGCCCCGGCGCCGCAGGGCTGCGCAGAACGCGGAATCCGAAGTGATTTTTGCTGAAATGCTTACTTTACGCTGAAATTTAAGCGGATTGCGCTGAATTTGCGTATAACTTGCGTAAAATTGCGTGAAATTTGGAACTGACTTGGAACTAAATTGCAACCAGTTTTAATTGTTCAGTCACAATCAGCGATTATTTCAAAAGATAATCGAAAGATGGAGAAATAATGAACCGAGAAGACTACATCGCAAAGGCCCCTACCTTTACGATATATGACGGCTTTTGCAAGACAAAAAGCGTCCTTGAAAATCACAGCAGAATCATAGTCTCCGTATCTGGCGGATCGGACAGCGATGACATGGTAGACATTGTCGAGCATCTAAAGCCAGATGATGGGTGCAAATCGGTTTATGTCTGGTTCGATACGGGCATTGAAATGGCTGCCACAAAGCGCCATCTAAAGTACCTGCAAGAGCGCTATGGCATCGAAATTCACACGGAATCTGGACATAAAAAAGTTGCTGCTGCCGTTCTTTCCGATGGGTACCCCTTTATGAACAAGGTTGTATCAGAATACATTGACCGTTTGCAAACGCATGATTTTCAGTGGGAAGACAAGCCTTTTGATGTGCTTTGCCAAGAATACCCAAACTGCAAAG